CGTTGTGGCCGTGGTAAACGAGCCGTTAATTGTGTAGCGAGCCTCACTGCCTCCAGCGGCCAACGGAACACTCTCATCGCATATGTTCCCCGCTGAGATGAATGAAGCCTCATCAATTTCGGCCTCATTCGCCTCAATGCCGTAATCCGACATCAGGTAGTCTCTAAGGATATAGGCCGCGTTGTCAGTCCACTCAGTGACTGCGGTGTTGGGGTTATATACTTTCTTCCCCTTCACCACTGCTGTCACTGTCGGCTCGCCCTGCGGGAAACTATCGGCATCAAACTCCATTTTGACATACAAGTAAGCTATGCCCTGAAGCCTGTGCGTAGGGTTCCAGAGCGGGCTTTCATTGGCGAGGTCTGCGTCTGCAACTTGTGTGTCAGAACCGTGGTGTGCGGTGACGTAAACCTTGCCAGCGTATTCTTCCGGCGCAGTTACATCTGAAAGCGTTTCACCCAATGCTGTTGAGAAAGTCAACTGCTTGTCGTTTAGATAAACCTCCTCAACACTTTCAATTTCATGTCCAGCCAAGGCGATAACAAGCTGGAGGTCTTTGTTGTCCCTTGTCGTCTCCTTAAATACGATTACACCACCGACCTTCTGGCGGCCATATACAATCGCGTGGTCGGCAGCGGGTGAGACGCCAGACAAGTCGTAACCAGAAGTGTTTTGTGCGCTTGGTACTTTTGGCCCCAATAAAGACGACGCCAGACTTAGCCCAACTGTTTGCACAAAACCTCTGAAAAGTGCGTTTTGCGTGTAAAGCCCAACAACAGCACTTCCAATAGTAGTGCTTCCAAGCCACGCTATTGCCGCGCTAACTGGCTCTGCGTGTGCCGCAGTTGTTGTTGCCAATAATACTAAAATAATACTGCGAAGCATTAGTCCACCGCCCAGAAAATATCATCCTCGTTCACTGGTAAGGATACCACACCTTCGCGGGAAATAAACGCCACAGTTTCACCGATGCAGACACCTAGAGCAATCTCGGTCACCGACCCCGAACCCTCTGAACGGCCAACTATGCTGCCTCTCGGCGGGATCGAGACATCTAAGCGTGTCAAACGGGCGTCTATAGCCTCAACAATGTTCTCGAAACCCTGCTGCTTCAGCAACGCTTTGTACCACTTTTTGGCAGTGTGCGCGGTCTTGTATTGACCACGCCAATCAGGGGCGAACTGATGACCAGTCATAGCTTCATGCGCTGTGTTGGCGAATGTGAGACAGTCATTCGCTCCCCACTGAAAGCGCAAATCTCTTACATCCTCGATGTATGTGTTAAGCCGCTCAGACCAATCATTCTTCTTCATTATCTACCCCAAGCAAACTTTTTGTCTTGCATACTCTCCACAAACTCGAACCCATTATCTCCGGGGAAGCGAGCTTTCTGACTTGCGTCTGTGTATCTTTTGGTACGAGGTCTTTGTAGGTCGATAAGACGATTTTCTACGGCAACAGTTATTTGTGAGTTGTCTGGGCCTTCATCGACATTCATCTGATCTATGTAACCAGAGAAAATCTGCGTTACCGTGTCAGTGTTATCAACATCCGATACCACAATCGCACTACCATTTTGTTGCAATACCAAATCTCCATCTTGCTGCAACATACGTACCGTTCCAGAAGCCAATAACCCAAAATGTATAAAGCATTTTCTACCCTGATAAGGCTCGCTTAGTACAAGGCTTAACATTTCGCTTGGCAATGCACTGAGAGTAATCCTAGCACCTCGCGCAGATACTTCAGATGTTTCGTCAATGTTAGAAACTGTAATTAAATTACCCGATCCGGTGTAAGTTACTTCTTGATATATAAGTTCGCCAATACCAGACCAAAAGCGCAATGTTTCGGTGTCGAAGAATAGTTCGATAGCGAAAAATGGGTGAACCACACTATCCGATAATCTCGCACTCAATTCACTTGGTATGTCTCTGCTCATGTGACCGCCTCCATCGCGGAGAAGGTAATACCAAAGTGGATAATTTCATTTATGCTCCACTGTGTCTCATTTGACGAAAGCCTGAAAACACCCTTGGTATTTGAGACGATGACGGTTACTCCGTCGTCTGGCGCAGACCTGACAGATGGATAAAGATCAAGCGTGGCCTCGCCGCTTGCATTGCTGTCCACATCTTGCAACACCTTATGTAGCGTCGCGCCCAAACCTGACCCCAACTGGATATAATCACCGGCCTTTAGGTAGCCGGTCGCACTTGCTGGTAACCCATCGATGGAAAGTGACCCACCAGTTTGACTTCCACCGTTGACGACTGGTGTGCCGGGAGCAGACGACGCAGAGCCACGCGGCGTTGCGCCGGATGGGTCTCCGAGAAGGAACGTACCCTCAAAGCCCTTGAGTTGAACTAAGAATGAGACCCATTCTTCAGCCTCGTCCCTGCTCATCGATGGCAATGTGATGTCTGCTTCCCAAGCCTGACCACCATAGGAAACGACTTGCTGCTTGAAGGTAAACGGCGACTGAGAAATACCAACGGAGTTCTTCGTGCGTAGCACGATAGACCTGATGCCGGATACAGTCGGTAAACTTAGCGGATAGGTAATAGCCATTAGAATGCCCTGCTAAAGTTGCCGCCACGTTGCTTGGCATCCAGCACTGCTGCTTTCGATGCCTCTGCGATCTGCGGCATAAGAGTTGCGATTTCGGTGCGAACAGTTTGCGCGACACCCGTGCTGACGTTGATTGTTTGGTTGACGACAACCCCAGCACCGCCGCCCATTTTGTTGTTCGGCACAATAGACCCGGATGAGTTGGCCATAAATAGTTCTGGGCCACGCTCACCAACTAGGTAAGGTTTACCTCGTTGCATTGAGCCACCAATAGCGAGACCGGGTGGTTTACTAGGGCCATAAACAGGTGAAGTAGTCCCAGATAAAATCCCCGCTAACCCAGTTCCTGCAATCGAAACTCCGCCAGAACTTATGCCTCCGACGGTGCCAACAATCCGTTGGATAACAAGAACCTGAAGTAACTGATCGATAATCGATAATGCCATACTTCTAAAGGCATCTTTTACGGTTAATGTCCCCTTTACTATAGAAGAAAAAGAAGAACCCATAGAGTTGGCCAGTCCTTGAGCCAGCTTATCTCCATCTTTCAAAGTTAGAGAGAACACTTCTCCCAATCCAGATGTTGCCATAGCAACTCTTTCGGCAGCAACTCTTACGAAATCCTTTTTCTGAGCGACTTTTTCGAGAGCTTCATCAAGACTGTTTACGCCACCAGATACCAGAACAATGGCCTCCCTTACTTTTATTAGCATCTCTCTGAGGTCGTCCTGATCCTCAGTTGCCTTAGAACCTCGCTCACTGAAGATAGATAGGATGTTATTTATTGAAGATAGTTTTTCTTCTGTAGACGCACCCTGCTTGGTGAATGCCTCAAACTCTTGCCTTAAATCCTTTACTCTTAATTTGTTGATGCCAAACTTTGTTGCCACATCATCGAGATCAGAGGAAAACGTATCAATCACATTATACTTAAATGTATCTATAATTGCTCTGAAAGCACCGTTAACACCAGCTAAAGCATTATTAGTCTTGTTGGTTAGTTCTTCGGCAGCAGAAAAATCCTTTGCGAGTTGTCGAATTGATGCAGATACACTTCGTATTTCTTGTTTAACTCTAAGTTCCTCTATCTGACGCTGGACTTTCAGAAACTCTATAAGCTCTGGGTTTATAGACCCATATTTTTCTTTTAGTGCTTCTATATCGTTTGTTAGGTTCTTGGTATATACACTTTGCTGTGATAGAGCCTTATTCAAGTTCTCTGTTTGCTTGCTAAAATTAGATACGTTGCTAGACGATTTTTGATACGCAACACCAACAGCCGCGACAATGGCAACAGCAGCACCCAGCAAAGAACCAATCGGCCCGAAGATTTGAAGCAACTGAGAACCCTGTTGACCAAATGCCTGAAGCGCACTTGTGCCACCACCGACCTGAACGGCAAAGTCACCAAGCTGGTAACCAGTTTGTTGTAAACCAGACTTGGCGAATGTCGACAGACCGCGAGTGTTTTTGTCTAAAACTTTGCCGTATTGATTAGATACACCAGTGTTCTTTTTTATGGTTCCACCAAGGTTCCTCACCCCGGTTTCAGCTCGCTTCATCTCGCTAATGGCTTGCTGGGCTTTCGCCTGAATAATAATGTTTACATCAGCCATCTCGATTATCCTCTAGGATTTTATAGTAAGCGACCCATTCATTATATTCACTTAGTTCTATTTGTTCAATCTCTCGTATCGTCTTGCCCAGCTTCTCGGCTAACGTGATGAGATTGAACCTGAACGGATCGCCTCTTAGTTTTTTTCCTGTTCCTCGACGGTCGCGGCATCGAACACGGACGAGAAGATACCAGTGATAAGCGTGATAGGCTCATTCAACAGAACCTTCTTATCCTCGATGGTAAATAGTTTCTCACCCTGTTCATCCTCTGCCTTGATGATGATTAATTCCACCATTGCAGCGATAGTCGGGTTGGATAGGAAATCCTTATGCTTGCGGGTTACCCGGTCAATGTCCTGACCTGTAACTGCTCCATAATGGATGTGTAGAGGAGCGTTGCCATCGCCCCACTCCTCTACACTTATGCTTTTACGTTCCCGCATTGATCTGTTCGCGGAAATACGTTCGCTTAAAATAGACATAGTGCCACCCCTTGTCTGTTAGATGTTAAACGGTTGTTTCAGTCAGTGCGCCAGAACCTTGAACACTCAATGACATCTCAACCATTCCGTCGAATGACGCAGTAATTGAACGACCAGTCACAATGCCTGATCCTGTGTAGTAAGTGTCGCCAGCAGTATCGCCTTCTGGGTATACTGAAAACGTGATTGATGCGCCAGCGTCAACAGCATTTTGTGCTGTGTCTGTCTCATCGAAGTAGACTTCAAACGTCGCGCTGAAAGTGGTCAAGCCAGCTTTGTAAGTCCGTGCGCTATCGCCCATTGTCGAATCTTCAATCGTCTCGCCAGTGCTTTCGATTGTATAAGAACGGATTTCGCCCAAAGTATCTGAGCCAATTTTTACCGTTCCTTCGCTACCTGTATGTGTTGCCATAATTATGCCTCATTGGTTTTGGTTGCTTCGGGTTTCGGTGATTTAGCCTTCACCTCGGCTTTTGGTTTGGCTTTCTCTGTAGACCAACCCTTTTTCACAAGGCTCTCGACTTTGTCTTCCCAGACTTCCATCGTGCTAGAACCTTTGTAAACTGTAATACGTTTCGCCATCATATCATCCTATACGGCTGTTTCAACATCGTTCTCTAAAGTAGCATATTTGACTGAGATTGTGAAACGCGCAACGCCGACCGTTTGGTCGCCTTCTCCGTCGTAATCAACCTCAAAGCTGGTGACCATAGTGTCCTTGGCATAACCGCCACGGGTCAGGTCTGTGGCCAGTGCTTCTTCTACTTCTACAGCAATCGTGTCCAGTGTGTCGTCTACCCCGGACGCCCCCTTCACATAAGCCTCGACCATTACCTCTAGGTCTCTGATCTGTGTGCGTGGTGGTGTTAGTGTATTGTTGTTGATGATCTCGTTGCGCGTGTAAACACAAAGGGCTGGCAACTTTGCACTGGCCAGTGGAATTGTGCGCGTCTTGAATACGCTCGATCCTGTAGTGGAAAGCCCGGTGACAGTCGTAGCCACGTTGTCTCTGATACTCTTTCTGACGTGTGCCATTACACTTTCTCCAAGACCAGTGTCGTTACACCCGTGCCATCGCGCTGCACTACGTTAATCGTGTATGAGATTGCATTGATAACAATCGCATCACCCTCTACGGCAGAAGCCACATCTGAAGAAGCGCAAGTAAAGCGAGGCTGCTCAATGGCGAAAGTAACAGTGCCACCAGCATCAGCTTCGTAAAACTCATTGTCAAAGATACCCTTTATACTGGTAGACGAACCGCCAGCCGGAGTATAGGTAGCAGTGACCGCGAAGTCGTCAGTCTCAAAGAAGATTGCCAGCTCTGTCGCGGTCTCTACAGCCATTACTCAGCCTCTGGGAAGTCAACGTCAGTGAATGCCCGGTTGGTTACCTTCTTAGCCTTCTTAGGGGCTGGTTTAGCTTTTGGTTGCGGAGCAGATGTTGCTTCTACGCGACCCATTGCGACAAGCGAACTGCTTTCATTCGTGTCGGTAAGTTCGATTACATCACCGGCTTGAACTCGTTTGCCGCCAGCTACTGTGTTCTTCAATACTAAGTAAAACATATTTCCACCTTATGTAAAAAAGGTCAGGAGAGAGGTGTTAGGGGTCACCTCTCTCCATCACTATTTAGTGCTTACGCACCGTCGTTGTTGTAAGCGAAGCTCACAGCATGACGAACAGCAACGTCAACAGTTTGCAGTGCAGTCACGTTGACTGTGCCGCTTGTGCTGTTGCTGTATGGGTCAACAACAATGTCGAGACCGCCGTACAGACCAATCAGAGCGTCAGCGAAGTTACCGAAGTACAGGTCGCCAGCAGTGACTTGGTTAGACACGATTGCATTGTAGCCGTTGATTTGACCATCTGGGCCAACTACGAACTGGCCTGAACCAGCATCTTTCGCAGTTGTTTTCAGCGCACCAAACATAGAGGCTGGCAAGATGTAGGCCAAGTTACCCAACAGAGCGTTGTCTTCAGCAACGGCAGTTTCCATTGCAACAACTTCTGCGAAGGTCGGGTTTACACCAGCGAAAGCTGTTGGCGTGTTGATGCCAGCAGTGTTGCTGATGCCGGTAGGCTGACCAGATGAACCAGAGCCTGACAGTGCGCCAGCGTCGATTGACAGGGCGATGCCTTGGGCAAGGTCGTTGCGGATCAGGTTCTCAATGTCGAGCGATGACTGCTGCATCATCAGACGTGTAATCTGAGTATGTGCGCCAACTACTTTTGGTGACATTGTGATTTGGCCGAAGGTAGGCTCGCTCTCACCAGAGGCAGCACCTTCAGTTGCAATCCAACCAGCAGTCGAAGCGGCTGATTTTTTCGGGATTACAACGTCGCCTTGCAGACCGTTAAGAACGGTTGCGCCAGCAGCCATTACGCTTGAAGCGTTGCGAAGTACGTCAACGAAATCACCGCCACGGAAGTCTTCAGCAATCAGGGCTGAGTCATCAGAGGTGTTTACGTCACGTTTGGCCCAAGAGCGCAGAACTTCGGTTGGAAGCATTACGCCACGAGCAGAGCGACCAGTTGCGCGTTGTGCGGCTTCTGACACTTCCATCTCGAAACGGGCTTCTTCTTGAGCCTGACGGTCTGATGGGTTGGCCATTGCACGGATAGCACGCATTACTGAGAACTCACGAACTTCGTCTTTGCTCAGACCAACTTCGGCAGTTTCCAGTGGCTTGTCGCCAATTACTTCGAGCAGTTCACCACGGAACTGGTCAAGTGATTTGTTTTCGGCAACAGCTTTGGTAGCAATATCGCTACGCTGATGTTTTGCGCCCAATTCAATGATTGCGGCGACTTCTTTGTTGCGAGCAGAACGAGCTTCGTCTGCGACAACATTGATATCGATGTCAGACATAATTGTCTCCTTTGTTTCGATAATTTCAGTTACAGGTTCGGGTGAAATATCCTTAGAGCGTCCAATTCCGACATTTTCGTCTGCCGGAATAGAGACCAAAGACACCTCCATTACGCGCCAAGAATTGACACGGTAGCTATCCGCGTCCTCTTTTTGCATTTTGTTGACTTGGTAGCCAACGCTGATGTTTGAACGGATGCCATCCGTTACATCATCAAACATCTCTTTAGCCATTCCGTTTTTACCAAACCGAACTGTTGCTCGCAACACGCGAGACGAACTATCGAGAGTAACATCCTCAACCACGCCTATAGTTTGCTTTGGGTCGTGGTCGAGAAGCAGGGGCATACGCCCAGACTTCGCAAACGACAAATCAACGCTACTTTCAGTGTGGTCGAGAATTTCTTTGCCGAAACTGCGCTCTACAGGTGTTTCGCTGGAGACAGCAATCTTTACTCGGCGTGTTTCTTCGTCAATCGCGCCAGTCTTCATATCTGATGCGCGATGCTGAATTTCAGTTGGCGAGAAGCGTTCTTCCTCGTCGTAGCTGGATGTTTCCACCTCAACTTCTTCGACTTCTTCGACTTCTTCAGTCTCGGCTTCTGCTTCGTCGTGGTGCTTCTCAAAAGTGACAGTTACTGTCTCGTCGGTTTCTTCAACAGCAACAACGTGACGCTCTTGCGTCTCGCTCACTTCGATGATTTCTTCAACGACTTCTTCGTTGGTTTCTACAAGGTCAGTCATGTTCTCACTTTCCATTTCAATAGTTTCAATGCTTGAGCGTTCTTTGCTAGACATTGGATGTCCTGATGGTAGCAAATCTGTGTCGTGTTTACCAGACTTGAACTTTCCGTTACGCAAAACGTAAAGAAAGCTATTAACGCGGGAGTATGCCCACTGTTCTGGTGATGATACTGTTGGCCGGACGCTGCCGGGATTAGTCTTATACGCGCCAACACCGCGCTCAAATACAGCCGCCAAAGTTCTCACATTGGTGCGCTTGGTTGCGCTGTCGCCGTATTCTTCGTTGTGTTCATCGGCCTTCCTCTGTAATCCCTTTTGCACTTCGTCACTAAGGTCTGAGAATGCTCGATCCTGTTCTTTGTCGATGATGTCAACGATACCATTAGACCAAGTCTGACCGGCATCGCCGCCCCATAATGCCCAAGCAATTCTGCCATTAGATGGGTAGCCCTTCTCACCCGGACGAAAGCCTTCGGCCTTCTTATCTACTTCGTGACGGGCGAAGAAAGACTTCATGCGCTTGACTGTGCTTTCGGACAGACGCTTGCCGTTTGAGATGTCTCTGGCGCGAGCGATGCCAACCTCAGTTCCACCACGACCAAACTCACGTCGCCAAGCAAGGCCGCGTTCAGCCTCAGTAATCATTCCTTCTGTTGGCTTATAACTCGCCATCTTCTGCCTCCGGTTCGCCGCTGACCTCTGGTTCGGCTGGCTGTTTCGTGCCGAATGGCTCGAAGGCCATAGACAGGCCATAACGCTCGGCCATCTCTTTATCGCTTTGGATTTGTGCGAACAGCTCCTCAACATCACGGCCATAGTTCGCCGCCACATCATTCATGCTCAACAGACCATTGCTGATGCCAGCGATTGCCGCATTAATCTCTTTGAGCGGGTCAACCCAAGCAAAGCCACGGCCACGGAAATATACGCCGGATGAGAACTTATTAAACTTCTCTTGCGTGGCTGGAATGTTCATTGCACCGAAGTCCAATGCGCTGTCGAGCCAAGCGTTAAAGATTGGCTCACAGAAATGCTCAA